GTCTCGCTAACCCGTGAACATTTGGGCGCTTCCATGCTCGGCCATCCTTGCGACCGGTGGCTTTGGCTGTCGTTTCGCTGGGCGGTGCAGCAGCAGTTTCCTGGCCGAATCCTGCGCTTGTTTCGGCGCGGCCAAAACGAGGAAGCGACCATCATTGCCGATCTAAAGGCAATTGGGTTGAACGTGCGCGATCTACAAAACCAGATGCGCGTTGACTTTGGCTCGCATGTTGGTGGCTCGCTTGACGCAATCATTGACAGCGGCGTTCCAGAGGCGCCAACAAAGAAACACGTTGCCGAGTTCAAAACGCACTCTAAAAAGTCATTTGACGAGTTGGAAAAGAAAGGCGTAGAGCAGGCCAAGTTTGAGCATTTCATTCAGATGCAGGTCTATATGCACGGCACCAAGATTGACCGCGCCTTGTATGTGGCGGTCTGCAAGGACGACGACCGTATCTACACCGAGCGGGTTGAGTACGATGAAGGCGTGGCTACCAATGCAATCAATCGAGGTAAGCGGATTGCATTGTCAGACAGGATGCCGCCGCCCCTAAGCACTGATTCAACCTGGTATCAGTGCAAGTTTTGCCCAGCGCATACGTTCTGCCACAAAACTCAGACCACAGAGCACGTTAACTGCCGCACCTGCGCTCACAGTACGGCCACTGAAGATTCAACTTGGGTTTGCGAGCGTCACGGCGGCAGCGAAATTCCGGTGGAATGGCAACGCGAAGGGTGCGCCTCTCATGTGCTGCATCCAGACATGGTGCCGTGGCAACGCGAGGATTGCGGTGACGAATGGAAAACAATCTACATCATAAACGGGCATCAGGTTCGCAACGGGCACCCTGATGAGTTTACCTTTGGGTCTAAAGAGATTCTTGCTAACCCTGAGTTTTGTGCTGATCCGAGTAAGGATGCGATGAAGATTAGGGAAAACTTTAACGGTCAAATTGTAGGGTGATATGAATGAGTTGGCTTTATTCGCAGGCGCTGGTGGAGGAATACTCGGGGGGCACTTGCTCGGATGGCGCACTGTTTGTGCCGTTGAGTGGGAACCCTACGCAGCAAGCGTATTGCTCGCCAGACAAAATGACGGAATTCTCCCGCCTTTCCCGATTTGGGATGACGTTCAAACCTTTGACGGAAAGTCTTGGGCAGGGCGTATTGATGTCGTATCTGGAGGATTTCCCTGTCAGGACATTTCTGCTGCTGGACGAGGCGCTGGCATCAAAGGAACCCGATCGGGAATGTGGGGCCACATGGCGCGAATCATTGGCGAAGTACGACCTAGATACGTTTATGTGGAAAACTCCCCAATGCTCACTTCTAGAGGACTCGGAACCGTCCTTGGAGACTTGGCCTCGCTGGGGTTTGATGCAAGATGGGGTGTCGTATCGGCGGCAGACGTTGGTGCGCCGCACCAGAGAGACAGAATCTGGATTGTGGCGAACTCCACGAGCCCAAGAAGGGATGCGAGGGGTTTACAAGTCAAAAGAAGCAATGGACGCTTATTTGAATCGAGGGCATCAACTGAGCCTGTCAAATCAAGTAGCCCATCGGCATTTATGGCCGACTCCAAGAAGTTGCAGCGCAATGGCAGCGACGATAACTCCAGAGTCTGCATGGGCAGAGAACCGATTTCCGAATTTGGAAACGGTTGTGGGGCGCATGTTGTGGCCGACGCCACAAGCCAGCGACAACAGGGACGGGGGGAACATGAGCAATCCTGCGATTCAACGCAGGGTGGCAATGGGAAAACAAATTATGCTCAGTCAATCGGTAGATCCGAATTCTGGGCAACTGAACCCAACGTGGGTGGAAAAGTTGATGGGATGGCCTGACGATTGGACTTCGTTGCAACCCATAAGCCATGTTAAAATGTGCTTTTGGGTTATGGGTATGCACGATGGAACGGAAGCCGGAACAATTGAAGTCTTGCGAATGCTGCGGAACGGAGATGTTACGCAAGAGGTTCAACGGGCGATTGGAAGACCTGTCGGCATTTCAGAGACGGCGTTTCTGCTCGCTGAGTTGTGCGAACACGCGAACCGACTTGACGAAGCACGGGTATTCATGGCGTGCGCGGAAGCACTTGAAGAAGAAGTGCGAGGCGTGCAGTTATGCGATGGTCTTACAAGCTCATCACATCGACCAGAACAAGACAAACAACGAACTGGAGAACATCCAGACGCTATGCAAGCACTGTCACGACTTTTGGCACACTACGGCAAAGCGGCTTGGAAAAGTGGTAGCTGGGAAGATGCCATCCCTCGTATAGCTCATGGGGTGGCCGCTCGGGTGGACAGACTTAAAGCCATTGGCAATGGGCAAGTACCGCTCGTGGCTGCAACAGCATGGAGGCTTCTAAATGATCCTTCGTGACTACCAACAACGCGCCATTGACGATCTATACCGCTGGTTTGAGGCATACGAGTCGGGCAACCCATGTCTGGTACTGCCCACTGGCTCAGGCAAGAGTCACATCATTGCGGCGATCTGCAAACAGGCCGTGACTACCTGGCCTGAGACACGCATCTTGATGCTGACCCACGTTAAGGAGCTAATTGAACAGAATGCCGAGAAGATGCGCCAGCACTGGCCGGACGCCCCGCTGGGCATCTACAGCGCTGGCATGGGCGTCAAAAAAATGGATCAAATCACGTTTGCCAGTATCCAGTCGGTGCGTTATTTGGCCGACCAGATTGGCTACATTGATATCGTCTTGATCGACGAGTGCCATACCGTATCGCACAAGCAAGAAGGCGGCTACCGTTGGCTCCTGAGCGATCTTAAAAAGATCAACCCATACTTGCGCGTGATAGGGCTAACCGCTACGCCTTACCGCTTGGGGCATGGGCTGATCATTGAGGAGCCAGCCCTGTTCTCGGCGCTGATTGAGCCGGTGACGATTGAGGAGCTGGTGTTCAAGAAGCACCTTGCCCCGCTGCGCTCAAAAGTAACCCAGTTCAAACTGGACGTTAAAGGCGTCGGCAAGAGCGGTGGCGAGTACATAGAAAGCCAGTTGCAGAAAGCGGTTAACAGCAAAAGCCAAAACCTGCGCGTGGTGCGCGAGGTCATAGCATGGGCCGAGGATCGCAAGGCGTGGTTGTTTTTCTGCGCCGGGGTTGATCATGCTATCGCCATCCGTGACGTATTGCGAGACGAGGGTATTGCCGCCGAATGTATCCTTGGGGAGACACCCAAGCAGGAGCGCGAGCAGATCATTGCCGACTACAAGGCAGGCAAGATTCGGGCGCTAACAAATGCCAACGTCCTGACCACTGGGTTTGACTATCCCAACATTGACTTGATTGCGATGTTGCGACCAACCATGTCACCGGGCTTGTACGTACAAATGGCGGGTCGAGGAATGCGCCCCAAGGAGCATACCGATCACTGCATGGTGCTGGACTTTGCTGGCGTGGTTGAGGCGCATGGGCCGATCACTGCGGTGCAACCGCCTAAGAAGCCCGGTGAAGGCACCGGAGAAGCCCCAAGCAAACCGTGCCCAGAATGCAACGAGATTTGCCATCTATCGGTGCGCGAATGCCCTTCCTGCGGGTTTCAGTTTCCGGCGCCTGCCCAAAAGAAATTGCAACTGCGCGACATTGACATCATGGGCGAGAAGGGCAAGGAGATGGCTGTCACTGGCTGGACTTGGCGGCGGCACATTGGGCACAACAGCGGCAAGCTGATGATCTCCACAACGTACTACGGCGCACTGTCTGACCAACCGGTGACTGAGTATTTCCCGGTGCTGCACGAGGGGTATGCCGGAGAGAAGGCGATCGGCCAGATATACAAGATCGCCCAACAAAATCACGTTAGCCTGGCTAAAGTGACTGATCTTGACCCAGAGAACGGGCTTGACTACATCGTGATCCAGATGAACCTGGGGAAACCCCCAACCAACATTGAGATCAAGCGCGATGGAAAATTCAACCGAGTGATCAAAAGGATGTGGCGATGACTGAACACGAGGAGCAACGCAACTTTGTGAAGTGGTTCCGTCAGACCTACACCGGCGTGCGTATCTTCGCCATCCCCAACGGCGGCGCTAGATCGGCGTCTGTGGCGATGAAATTGAAGGTTGAGGGTGTGAGTGCTGGCGTGCCTGATCTTTTTATACCGGCGACGCTAACGTGGATTGAGATGAAACGTAAGACAGGAGGGGTGCTATCAAAAGAACAAAAAGACTGGATTGAATACTTGAGAGGATGTGGACACAAAGTCATTGTTGCCAAAGGGTGCGATGACGCAATCAAACAACTTGAAGGATTGCCATGTTAAGAAAAAGAGATGAGGTTCCGTCTTGTTTTGAAAGCCGGGAGCAGTTTAAGTTATGGGTTGCTGCGGCCAGATCGCAGCACCCAACGCCGGGACATGAGTGGTGCGAGGATTGCACCAAGTCATACCAAGACAAGATGATTTGGGAAGGTCGCTGCGCTTACCCCGGCACCATCTTTATCAAAATGTCTGATGGTGCAGTTGAGGGGCGCAGGCCATTTTCCATCGTGAAAAAACTACGTCAGGAGGCGATGAGTGAAACTCAAAACCCTTGAGTACATTGCCCAGTATGGCGAGGCAACGTATCCAATGCTGCGTAGCAATTGCGGTGCTCATGAAAATGAAGTACGCAAATTGTTTTTGCATGGCACGCTGGTGCGCCGCCAAGTCACCCCAGAACCCAACAGTAGCCGGGTTGTGTGGGCTTACCGTCTGCCAGGCCAACCGGAGGACTTGCCTACTTACCCAAAGCTGGAGCGCGATCCAATCTCCAACCGGCCAGTTAAGAAAGCCAGAGTTCGCACGAAAAAAGAACGGGTTGAACCCGATTATTCAATCATTTTGAGGACACTAGGATGCTAACGATTCCATATCATTCCCGCGCTATCCCCACGATTCGTATGGGCGATCCGCGCTTTGTGTATGTTCCAGCCGCCGCGACAGATGTGACGCGAATTTGGCGTAAGTATGGGTGGGTGCCGAAATATGAAGTACGGAATCCTTGATGACGAAGGCAACGTAGTGCGGTGGGTCTGGGAAAAACCTGACTACCCGCACATTGTGGTCAAAGTTAAACGGAAGCGTAAACCTAAGTTTGATCCGTCTGGTTATCCAGATGCTTTGTTTTGAGAGGGAAACATGAACGAGCGAATTAAAGAACTTGCCCAACAATGTTGGGATAAAAGATTAGATGGACTGCATTTTGATCAGGAAAAGTTTGCCGAGTTGATTGTGCGGGAGTGCTGCCCAGAGCGCCTGATTGAAGAAATGCCCTCGCCAATGAGCAAGGGTCAGGCGTGGCAACGGTGGTGGTATGAGACGCGAGGCAAGCACATGGTCGCGGGCGGGGCGCACCCTATGGAATGGGCCATGTACGATGCCTTCAACTCGGGCTGGGACGCCGCCAAACAAAATAGTGAGAAGGACTAATGCGCTGCGCCAAATGCTCGGGCAAGACTAAAATTGTCGACACCCGAAAGTGGCATGACCACCAACTTGGGTTCTATTGGACTGAGCGAAAGCACGTTTGCCGCACTTGCGACAACGTATTTGTGACGATTGAAATTCTCAAAACCCTATGGGATCAATACTTGGAAGCCAACCCATGACTGACTTTAATACCTGGCGGCACGAAAATTTGGTGCAATTTGCCACCGAAGCAATGCAACGCATGAAGTTTTTGCAAGATGAAGTTGAAGCGCTAAACGCCGATATCAAAGCGGCAATCGCAGCGTATCGAGAGCTCAATAAGACGATACATCAATGAGTTGCCCTCGGAAGTCCAGCGTATCTTCGCTGTGCTTCCGAACCACCTCGGGCCACAATAACTCGCCATCCTTCATGGTGAGAACGGCAAAGCCAGAGCGCCAATTCGTTGGCGCATCTTCCAGATAATCAATAAACTGCGGGCCATTCGTGTCGGCTAGCGTGCCGGTATCCACGCCCCAACGGGTGCCGCGATAATCATTGAATGGCGTTACCTTTAGACTATGCAAATGCCCGGTGACAACGGATGTACCGGCGTTGACGGTGTTGTTGTGGGTTGCGTGTACCCCAGACTTCCAGCGGTGTTTGATTGCTACCGAATCGCCAATCCAACAAGACCAGCAGGGGTGCCA